GGGTTTGCGGCAACAAGGGGGTGACAAGACGTTACGGCTATACGATATCGCCGACGATCTCTCCCTCGATTCTAAACTCAATTTCACTTTGAGACATTTAAAAGAACGTATAAATATATATCAGGAACAAAAGTTCGATTATAAAATAGACAGGATAAAATTAAAATGAACATAGAAAATTATAAGATTTTAAAGCTTGTCAATTGTGAGATGATCGTTTGTGAAATGATCGGGGATAGTCCACATAATTATGAAATCATAAATCCATTAAAAATGGATGTTGAGAATAAAATGAACTCTGGAGAAACACTTAATTTATCGCCATGGCTTCAACACTTCACTGAACAAAAATATTTCAGTATCCCTAAACTTCAATGTGTTTTAATTGCTGATGCATCCGTTGGATTGTCCAAATATTATGAACATGTAATTAGAAAGATAGATACCGACTGGAATAATGAAGAAGCTATAAGTCCAAGTGAGGAAGAAGATGTGTATGATGATCTTCTAATGGAAGCTAAATTAGATTCTAAACTTATTCATTGACACTAGCACATACTTAATGTACACCTTTTTTTTGCACTTGTCAATGCCCCTAATGAAAATATTAAAAGAGACTTGACATTTATAGTCATAACCATTATTATAAGGTATATTAATTGGAGATTTAAATGGCAAAGAAGAAAAGTGTTCACTATGTTGACAATAAACAATTTTTACAGGCTATGATTGATTGGAGAGAAAGTTGTGACGTTGCAGAAACATCAGGAAAAATAACACCGCCAGTGACAAATTATATCGGTGAATGTTTTTTAAAGATTGCAACGCATTTAGCATACAGACCAAATTTCATTAATTACACATACAGAGATGAGATGGTTTCAGATGGTATTGAAAACTGTCTGCAATATGTTAAAAACTTTAATCCAGAGAAATCATCAAATCCTTTCGCCTACTTCACCCAAATCATTTATTACGCTTTTCTTAGACGAATTGCAAAAGAGAAAAAACAAAGTCATGTAAAAAATAAAATGATTGAACGAGAAGCATATACCTCTTTTACAACTATGGAAGGTGATAACAATAGATATCAAATTGATGGTCTTAATTTATCTACTTTTCTACCAGAAGAAGATGTATATAAACCAAAGAAAAAAGAACCTGCTAAGAAGAAGGGTTTAGAAATTTTCATGGAGAAAGATACTTGAAGCTTGCATTAATTACCGATACACATTTTGGAGCTAGAAATGATAATTCTAATTTCAATGAATATTTTTTCGAGTTTTACGAGAAGCAATTTTTCCCATATCTAAAAGAACATGATATAACTGATGTTATTCATCTTGGTGATGTAATGGACAGAAGGAAATATGTTTCTTATCGTATTGCGAAAGATTTTCGTGAGCGTTTTATTAATCAATTCGAGAATATTAATTTTCACATGTTAGTTGGGAACCATGACACCTTCTATAAGAATACCAACGCTGTAAACTCACTACAGGAACTTGTAGACGGTAGATACGAGAATATTACGGTATACGAGGAAGCTACTGAAGTTGAGTTTGATGGATGTAAAATTCTGTTTGTTCCTTGGATTAATGCAGATAACATGTCCCATACCACTAACCTGTTGAAAAAATCTGATGCTCAAGTTTGCATGGGACATTTGGAGTTGAATGGCTTTGAAATGCAGAAGGGTATGTATATGGATCATGGCTGGGACAAACAAGAGTTCAAAAGGTTTGATATGGTGTTGAGTGGTCACTACCATCACAAATCAGATGATGGTCAAGTGTTTTATCTTGGCACACCATATCAGATTTATTGGAATGATTGGAATGATCCAAAAGGATTCCATGTGTTTGATACAGAGAAAAGAGAGTTGGAACGGATTGTGAATCCTCGTACTATTTTCTCTAAGATTTACTATGATGATAGCCAAGAAATTAATGATGATGTATCATCCTATAAAGACAAATATGTAAAGCTGGTGGTAGTTAATAAAAAAGATTTATACCAGTTTGATAAATTTGTTGACAAGTTATTACAGGCCGATTGTCATGAAGTTAAGATTATCGAAGACTTTTCTGAGCTTGATGCAAGTAATGTATCAGATGATATCGTTGAAAATACCGAAGACACGATGACGATGCTAGAACGATATATTGATGATCTGGATGTCACTCTAAGTAAAGATAGACTTAAAAATACAATGAGAACTTTATATACTGAAGCACAGGATTTAGAAATTTGATTATATTTAAGACGGTGAGATGGAAAAACTTTTTATCAACAGGAAATACATTCACAGAAATTAAATTAAATAGCGACTCCACTACTCTTATTATTGGTGAGAATGGTGCTGGTAAGTCTACAATTCTTGATGCATTATGTTTTGGTTTGTTTGGTAAGGCCTTTCGTAATATCAATAAAATGCAGTTGGTCAACACTGTCAATGGTAGTGCTGCGTTGGTTGAAGTAGAATTTTCTATTGGCTCAAAAAATGTTAAGATTATTCGTGGCATCAAACCAAATGTGTTTGAGATTTACATCAATGATAAGATGTATAATCAGGATGCAAATGCCAGAGATTACCAGAAGTATCTGGAACAACAGATTCTAAAGTTGAACTATCGTAGTTTCACACAAGTTGTTATTCTTGGTTCATCTACATTCGTTCCCTTTATGCAACTAAAGGCTCGTCATCGGCGTGAGGTTGTTGAAGAGATTTTGGATATTCAAATTTTCTCTTTGATGAACATGCTTCTGAAACAGAGGTTAAAAACGATTGATGAAGATTATAAAGAGGTTGATCATAAATACAGTCTGTTAGAACAAGAGGTAAATCTAAAAGAAAAATATATAGAAGACCTTCAAGAGAACAAACGAAACTTATTGGTTGGTAAGTCAAACCTTATGGCTGGTAATGAAGAAGAGGTTTTTAAAAAGAAAAGAAGGATTACTGACCTTCAAGATGACATTGAGAGTATGCATGAAAAGATATCCAATGCTTCAAAAATTGAAGATAAGTTCACTAAACTGAAAGACATTCAATCTCAACTGAAAGAAAAACATAGGGCGCATAGTAGACTTGTTGGGTTCTTTGAATCCAATGAGGATTGCCCTACTTGTCAACAACACATTGATGAGATTTTCAAATCTACTATGATCAGCAAAAAGAAAAATGAAGCTGATAAGTTGTCTACAGGAATGGATGGCCTCAAAGACGAATTGAATGCAACCAAAGCAAAGATTGTCATAATCAATGAGGTCAATCAGAATATACAGTCAAACAATGTTGAGATTGCAAAAGAAAACAGTTCTATGGGTGAGCTAGAGAAGTTCAATTCTAAACTAAGATGTGAAATTAAACATTTAGAAACGGGTAATGTAGAGGAGAACGATATTAAAGAAATCGAAAAACTCAAACAGGCCCTTAGTGATTTATTAAAAACTAAATCAAACTTGAGAGAAGAGAAGACCTATGCTGAAGCTTCTAGAAGCATGTTGACTGATACTGGTATCAAAACCAAGATCATAAAGCAGTATCTTCCTATCATGAACAAGTTGATTAATACCTATCTTACGTCAATGGAGTTCTATGTTAACTTTACTCTAGATGAAAATTTTGAGGAAACGATCAAGTCACGATACCGTGATGATTTCTCATACACATCATTCAGTGAAGGTGAGAAGATGCGTATTGACCTTGCATTGTTGTTCACTTGGAGAGCCGTTGCAAAGATGAAGAACAGCACGAACACGAACCTATTGATACTGGATGAAATCTTTGACAGCTCACTTGACGGCACAGGAACAGATGAGTTTCTAAAAATTCTCAATACATTGGGTGATGAGAATGTGTTTGTGATCAGCCATAAACAAGATCAACTGGTTGACAAATTTAGAAATACAATACGATTTGATAAGGTGAAAAATTTTAGTCATGTTACCAAATAAAAAATATTCTGGGAGTAATTATGAAACATAAGTGGCAAACTCAATATGATAAGAAAAGTCCTCCGTGGGATTATGATAAATTTGATCCAGATTTTAAAAAGTTTTTTAAAGATTACAGTGTTACAATAAAAAATCAAAAGATTATTGATTTGGGTTGTGGTACAGGATCACAAATTCATTACATACAAAAATTAGGATTTACTAATACTACAGGCACAGATATTGTAAATGCTCTAGAGTATGATGTTAAAAATTTTATTATAGATGATGCACTAGATTCTAAACTAGATCAAAGATACGACATAGTTTTTGATAGAGGATTGCTTCATAATATTTATCATCTAAAGAATAGAATTAAATATTTTAAAATGCTTAATGATATAACTCATGAAAAAAGTTATATTGTGTTGAAGGTTATGAGTCCTTATGAGCCTAGAATGCACCCATCTATTGATGCTGGCCCATATCGTTTTAGTGAGAAACAACTACAAGAGCTCTTTAATGTGATTGGATTTAAATGTGTTGAATTAAAGGATACATTCTTCCACAGCAATTCTATTGTTCCTCATTTAAGAGGGTATTTTAGTGTATACAACTGGGATAAAGATCATGACAGAGGTTAATGTTAATAGAGAAGTACTTGATGCATATAGCACCTATTCCTACAGACTAAAGTTTCCTATTGGTGATAATAAAGTTTGGGTGAAGGAGATTTTGCAATGGGAAAGTCGAATATTAGAAAAAACTTCTCAAGATAAGCTTGATGCATATGGTGTTGCTACTCCACCAAATTTACTTAATCAACCAGTGTTTGACGAATTGAAATCTGGTATTTCAAATATTGTCAATCTAATTTTGAAACCTTTATATATTGATGGTGTAGAAATAGTTTATAACGACAGCTGGGCAAACATTTTTCGAAAGGGAGACTATGCTCCCCTACACATACATGAAGATAGCCATTGGTCTTGTGTTTACTACTTAACTGCAACTGGTAATTCTCCTTTATATTTTAAAGACCCTAGAGCTCTACCTGTAATGGATAGTTCGGTTCCCTTACTAAAAAATAAGTATCACACGTTAACTCAGAAGAAAGAGTTTAGTTCTGGAGAATTGATACTATTTCCAAGTTGGTTAGAGCATGGTGTTATGGAAAATAAAACAGATGATGTACGAGTAAGTTTAGCATCTAATTTTAGGGTGATTATGAAATGAAAATAGATTACAATCAAATTATTGAAAATTTAAAACAAGTCCATGATCCAGAAATCAGTATTAATGTATATGACCTTGGCTTAATATATGATATAAAGGTTGAGGAGAAAAACGCATGGGTCACAATCACCCACACGCTCACAAGTGCTTGGTGTGGTTTT